GAACAGATTGTTCTACTACAAAGTTTTCACTAGAACCATCGCCACTATTTATAGTGCATTGAATTGTACCGCCAATTTGTACAGCACCTGTAGCCATTGTCATTATATTACCACCACCTGAATAAAATGCTATATTTCCAGCTCCATTTTCTCCACCTCTTATTGATAAATTACTACCACTTTTTACTAAATCTCCATATTCAGTACTACCATCTTTTAAACTAATATGATCTGAATTTATATGTAAATCTGATGCAGTTATTGTTAATGAGTTTGATGCAAAAGCAAGAATGTCAGTATCGCTGATATGACCAATAGTAGTACCAGTAAGTCGTAAACTACCTACTGTTGTTGAAGCTATCCCCGTTAAGGTAGAAAGATCTGTATCATCTCTATTCCACGTAGTCATAAATCCCCTTACATATCATGCTGTTGAATTGTGAATCCTGTGTCTAATCTCCTTGAATTAGCATATTTCTTAGCTGATATTACATAATCTTTGTAAACTTTTCTCCAGTACTCTGATAATTGTATTCCTTCTGGATTAGTTCTGTATAATTTTTCCATTACTTTTGCTACTAATGCTTCATGATATTCTTCTGGAAGATTTGAGAATTGTGCTGTATTAATGCTTGATCCAGTTGAAAATTCTGCTATTGCAGTACCTGAACCATTATCTACAGTAGCAACTTCTTTACAATATATTCTAATTACTTTACTTGCTGTTTTAGGAGGTTGAACAGTATTACCATTATCAGATGTAGTACTAATAGCAAGTTTACCACGTTCTACCCACCAAACCCATCCTTCTGTATTTAATACTGCCATTAGTTAAATAACCCCCTTAACATTGACCATAAAGATTTAGATGAATCCTCATTTTTAAATAAAGGATGATTAACTTCATAATTATATTTCCAATTAGGACTCCAAGGCTCTCCCATACCCCAACCCTCTTTTGGAGTTGGTTCAGGTCGTCTTGGATCTTCATATTGATATTCATCTAATCCTTGGGATTGCCTTCTTTTATTTACCATATGTCTATAAGCTGCTTCAGTTACAGGACCGAATATACCATCATCTTTTACTCCTAATGATCTTTGCATTGCTTTTACTTGATTTGTATCTGATGGATCAAATTGTGAAGTATTAATTTCACTTACATTTAATGATGATGGATTACTTGTCATACCAATTAAATTTTCAGGTCTTTCTCCAACATTTTCTCTTGTATATTTTGAAAATGGATTACTAGGTATTTTCATTTGTGTACCATATCCATATCTATCTTTAGCCATTATGTTAAATCCTCATCTTCCTTATCTGGTTTATAAGTCAATCTTTGAGCTCTTTCTTTATTAATATAAACATCTTCTATTGCTATAATTTCTGTATCTATTGTATAATAAGTCTGATCTACAACTGTTCCACCAGAAACAATATAAGATGCATCGGATACTCTAGAATCATTTGAGAACTCTCTATTAGCTTGATTTAATAATTTGATTATTCTATTTTCAGTAATATCTGGATGAGCCTCTTTTACAAGTTCAATCATTTCTTTTAATTTCATTGTTGTTGGCCTCCAAACATTTCATTGTATTGTACTTTAAGTCTATCAATTCTTTGCCCTATAAGTTGAGCTAACTCTGAATCTTCATCATCTTCTATATAATTATGCATTTTAGCTTCTAATATTTTAATAGATGCGTAAATTAAAACATGATCATAATATTCAGCAGGAAATCTATTTATAGATGACGTTCCATCGTAAGTAGTAACTGAATATTCTGGTATGTATATATAATAAGCTTGACCATCTCCTGCTGGATCTGGCTTAATAGTCATATACTGTTCTTGAAAATAATACACTGGATCGTTAACAGATGCATAATGTATTGAATCAACATCAATATATTTATTTAATAAATTAGGACTTACCATTGTAGCAGGTATAGCATTTCTTTGAACGTATACTATCTCATGTACTTCATCTACATCAATAGCAGTTCCATTGGTTATAGCTGGATCTGACCAGATACCAAATTTCTGTGCTTCATCAAAGCCATCTTTATTTTTAAATTTATTATATACGTCATAACAACCATCAATGATATATTGCTGCGCTTCGGCATCAGTATAACCATCTGTTGAACTTACGTAATATCCTATTTTTGTTTTAAAATTCATTATTTCCTTTTTTTACAGATTTGGAGCAAGCCCTTTATACGACTTGCTCCTAGTTCTGTTAAACTAATTTTAGCTAAAAGCAGTTACCATTGCAAGATCTGAAGCTGCATCAAGAATTAGCCATTTTGCACCATCGCAAACTAACTTTATTTTTGAACCAGCTTTAGATGCATCTGCAAAGCCTCTACTAGCGCCTGAAGTTGCATAAGCGGCATTTCCATTGTCACTATCAATAATAAAACCTACTATATTAGTATCAGAAGTAATTAATACTTCTGTTGCAGCATTGTTAGCTGCTCCTAATATAATTGTAGTTTCATAACCTTTACTAGAAGTTGTAGCAGGAAGTGTAATAGTTATATTACCTGACGAACTTCCGTCAACTACTAAGGTTTTACCATGATCTGCTAACTGCAAAGTAGTATCTGCTGATACTGCTTTTATAGCTCCATTACTTCCACCAATATAAGGTCTAGCCATTTTTTAGCCCCCCCTTACGCTGTGATTTTAATTAACGAATGTGAGTTAATGTTAGTAATACCGATTCCCTCATCAGACATGTATTGATCTTTAACGCCATCATACGCATTATCAGTTTTGATATTTGTTTGATACATTGGAGATCTATACTGTGAATGGAATAGATTATCTTCATCAACTACAACCATGTATTTGTTATATGGTCCTCTCAATGCAGGAGTAGGAATCATTTGTAACATTCCATGAGGTGTTTCTAAAGTTCTATAATTGAACCCTAGAGCATCTCTTTTCATATCACCAAGATTAACACTCCAACCATTGTTACCAGCGAAACCAGAATTACCAGCCATTTTAGACCAGTAACCTAATGCACCAGCACCAACAAATGCTTTCTTAACACCTGAAGTTGGAACATATTGGAACACTTTTTCCATATCATCAACAAAATTAGCATAGCTATAGCTAGCTTCTGATGCTGTGAATATGTTTTGGTAATCATGAGTTGATGTAGATTCACCATAGTTTTCGATAGCTGAAACGATACCATAAGTAGTTCTTATTTTACCTGCTCCTGAACCTGCTGGAGTAGCTATTGTTCCTACTGCTGGACCATTAATACCACCATCTGCAAATGTTTCATCTGCATTAGTATCATTATAACCATCACCATATGCTGACTCTTGTAATCCAGTACCACCAACACGTTTACCAAATAAGAAAGCTCTTTCTTTTTGGATTTTGTGCTCTTGTGATTTCTGCATTCTTAACCTAGCTAGTTCAGATGATTCACCTCTTAAAGCTGCTTCTAACAATGTACCAGTAATTTCAAGAGGATTCTTGAAAATCTGACAAGAGTTATAAACTACTTTAAGTTCATCTGCCCATGCTTCAGGTGAATAACCACCTTCACCATGTGCATTACCAATAACATGAAACACATCATTATCTGCTACGTTAATAGCACCGCCTACAGGTGTTATTTTAATAGATGTAGCACTTGCAACTGTTGTTACTATTGCAACACCTCTTTTAGTTGCTTCAGTGCTATCCCATACTTCAACTTCCATACCAAGCCATGAAGCATCTGCTGATGGTAAGCCTACATAGGCTGTTCCACCTGCTCCATCATCAATAGTAATTGCTGCTGATTCAGTTCCATCTGCTGCGTTAGCTGGATCTGAAGCTGCATGAAAGCTTTGCTTTACCCAAGGTTGTTTGTGTTCGAACATTTTAAAAACGGGATCTGGAACTGTTCTTGTTTCTTTATTAGCTATAACAGTTGTAAACGGAGTTACGTCCGTCCACAATTCTTTTACAACTTGAGGATCGATGTAAAAATTACGTCTATCCGTAAAGAGAACACCAGAAGCCGATAGGTCTTTTGCTGCCATTTTATTATCTCTCTATTTTCCCTTCACTCAGCTGTCTTAATAGACCTTTGGTCAGGGGGATTAACATTATCATTTTTTCCAAGATAACATAGATTGATTAAATAACTGCTCATCATTCATAGGTGCTTGAGAAGTACCACTAGCAACCGTAGTTGATTGTGGAACTTTCATTCTTTCTTCCCTATTTTGATAATCAGCAACTCGCTGTTGAGATTGAACTTGCTCTTTTGAAGGAGCATGAGCCATCTCATATACTTTAAACAGAGTTTCAAAAGATACATTACTAGGGTTTTGTAGCCATTGTATAGCGCTAGTTACCTTGTTAGCATCCCAACCTAGACTTTGCATAGCATAGTTTCTAGCTTGAGATTGAGCCATTTGGTCTCTTTGAGCTTCATAAGCCATAGCTTGTTGCTCTTGTCTATAATTGTCTACTTTACCATAATAGTCTATCATATCATCTCTATATTTATCATTAGCAAGTCTGTATTTAAACGAATCGCTATCTGGATCATTGTATGCATCTACCTCGCTATAAGAATGTGGTTTGTCTGGACGACTCGGTGGCTTCAATGAATTCTGCTCTTGAGCAGGTTGTTCATTGGAAGGAGATTGCCTTAAAGTATCTACAATATTGGGGTTTTGTCGCACTAAATCTGCAACAGGTCCAAGTGTAGACTTATAATATTCAAGCTCTTTTTGAGTTTGTGATAGCTCTCCTGCAGTCCTATCGTGTTTAGATTGCCAGTATTCATAACGATCTGCATCTTGTTTTGTTGGAGTTTCCTGCGGGGCAGCATCAGCATCATGTGCTAATTGCCCTATTGAAGTTTCAGTATTAGGATGTATAGCATCTCCTCCAACAGAGACACTTGGATCCTCTGGCGTAATGCCAGCTTGACCAATCGGAGCCTTTGCGGGATCCGTTGTGTTCATTACTGCTTCTTCATTTGGTATTACATTTTCCATGTTTCTTCTCCTAGTTTGTCATTATCAGCAACTATTCTTCATCGAGTCCTAACAACTCTTCATTCATAACAGCTTGAGGATTGTCAGCTTCTTTAACCATAATGTTGACTTCCTCTTTAATCTGTTTTAAATGATCATTAGTTCGATGTTTGTACAATTGAGATGCAGCTGACATTTGTGCTTCTAGTTTAGCCAACTTCACCTCAAAATCTTTTAATTCAACACGTTTTCTATCATGTAATGATTCACGCTGCGCTGTTTGAAGGTCACCTTTAAGTTTTTTAACTTCTTCTTCAAGTGCTTGAGTTTGCTGTGCAAGCTGTTGTTGTTGACCAGCTCTTTCAAGTACACCTTCCATATCAGCAACGTCTGTTTGTTTTAATAATTCAACTTGGTCTATAACTCCAAGTGAATATAATTCTTTATAATATTCAAATCGAGCCCATCTATTTGAAGGCAATGTAGAACCAGATACTACTTGTACATCGTATTTACCAACTGTAACATCATTGATTCTACCTACAATTGCATTAGTAAAATCATCAAATACTAATTTATTAACTTCTACATCTTTTGGACTTCTATTTGGCTGTATAATTCTAAGTGTCTTTTCTTCTGTATATACCCATTGCATTAATTCAATAACTAATTTACCTAATTGATTTAACATTGATTCAATATCATCTTTTTTAGATCTAATACGTCTTTGACCAAACTCATCAAGTGCTATTGTACCTTTATATGTTTGAGGTGCAGCTCCTTGGTCACCTTGCATTAATGCATATATACCTAAAATTCTTTCTATATCAGCTTTAGCTTCTCTTTCATTATTGTATAGTTCATTAGGAAGTGGAACGGGACCAGCAACTATTGGCTGTCCAAGCTCTGGATCATACTCAATAACAGCAGTACCTGCTCTACCCCATTCTTGTTCTAAATGTTTCTTATCCATAGAACCTCTTGGAATAAGTAATTTAACATTTGTAGAACTAGAAGCATGTGCTATAATTAAACTTCTTACTTTATTAACATACTCTTGTAAACCTTTAACTAATCTAACATCACTCTGAGGAAAAGGGTTTCTATCATGATGATTCATTAAAGTAACTATTGGGTAATTTTCAATAGGTTTTATATAATCAACAATTAATTTATCACCAACTGTTATTATACATCTAATTCTATCACATTTAATCTCAGTAACCTGTATCATTTTATCTTGAACTAAATCAAGAATAGATATAGGAATAATTTCTGTAGTAGAATTAGGTATAGAACCCTCTTGTTCTTCACCTTTTAATTGTATTACTTCTCCAGTATTTGGATCCATGTATTCATGGAACTTACCATCAAATGTTTCATATAATTCGTTAGTTTTTTCTACATCTAATTTAGAAGTTAAATAAATAGGATCTTTAATATCCCTTCTTTTCATAATAAAAGCAGGACGTTTTAAATACTGCTCATATTCTTCCCTACTAAATATATACTCTCTAGGTTCATATGGATCATAAACACGAACCATTGGAGTTTTAACTTTAGTATATCTTTCAGCAACTTCTAATTCCCTGTCTTCATCAAGAGCATTTCTAGTAGTTCCACGATTATATGGACCAATCTGTTGATTATTCTCTCTATTATCTCTACTAGTATCGTAATTACTTAATATACTAGTTTGTTTTGCTTCAGCAATAATATCTTTATAATCAGGATATTGAAGTAATAATTGAGATTGCATAATCTTTTTAGCAATAATAATATGATTTGCATCTCGGCAATAAGTATCTCTAGAACTTGGATCTACATATAAATCCATTGGATCTACAGATTTTAATATAACTTCACCTTTTCCAAAATCAGCATTCATATCAGGATAAGCCATAATACAACCCATTCCTTTTACATAGTAATCATCAATAGCTTGTTTTAAAACAGCATTACCATTTGAGTTGTCCCATATCCAGGACATAACATCAGAAACTACTCTAGCTGTTTTTACATCACTATCTTCTCTACCTGTTGCTTGAAATCTAGGTTTGTTTGTTGTAAGAAGAGCTTTTGCTTGCTCAACTGCACTGTGAATACAATTAACTACTACGGGAGCTTGATTTCTGGCTTTAAGTGTATCGACTTGAGTTTTAGTCCATTGAACACCTGATCTAAACTCACTATCTTCTACTGCTTGTTTTGCCCACTCAGATCTAGCTCCAGAATATTCACGCAAAAGTTCCTCAGTCAGTTTGACTTCTTGGTTTTTTTCTGGCATATTCTACTTTAATTAGTTAACTAAAATTGTTAGTAATATAAATAGGTGTTACACTGTCATCCAAGAATCATTTGAAAATTTGTTTATAAATTGAGGATTTCTTTGATTATCTCTATCGGAATCCTTATGAAAAGGACTATAGATACCTTTATTTGCATAAAACATACCATCCAGCAAATCGTCATGTTTACCCCTGGGATACAGGAGAAGCTCATCTCTCAGTTCTATCATATCTTTCCTAATATAGAACTTTCCTTGTGCAAAGTAAGGTTGTAGTGTTTCTAATCTAGATGATTTAGAATTACGAGGTCTTTCTTTTATTTCCAATCCAGATATGAATATATTTTCTTCTTCACATCTTTTCTTAACATACTCTCTAAGCATTTCCTGATAACCAACAGACTCTATTCTAGTCTTATTTGGCTTATATATTTTAAATTGATTTAATATAGCTTCAGCTAAATTCATAGGTGTAGCTCTTTGTCTGTAATATGGAAGAACAAAACGATTACCATCTTTATCAATAGCAATAGTTACGATAGTACTATAATCCGCTGTTTGTGCAGTTGATGACGCTGGATCTACTCCCATAAATACATTAACTGCTCTTATATCTTCATTCTTTTCACCTTCTAATGTTTCCATTTGCAAATAAGCTTTAT